CGAAGGGAATCTCGGCAAGCGACCGATAAACAAGCGGGAGCCAAAGCCGAAGAAGCGGGCCTCGCTGGCTCCGCCGTCGCATCTAAACGCGGCCGCTAAGGCGGAATGGAAGCGGGTCGCGGGCGAGCTTAAGGAGATCGGACTCTTTACGGGCGTGGACCGGGCCGCGCTGGCTCTGTACTGTCAAGCATGGGGAACCTGGAAGGAAAACGAGGACTGGATCCGGGAAAACGGTCAAACGTTCGTGGTTCGGGATCGCGACGGGATCCTCAAGGGCGTATATCAGTTCCCGCAAGTCATGATCGCTCACCGGGCTGCAGAGCAGTGCCGGAAGCTCCTGCCGGAGTTCGGCCTGTCTCCTGGAGCTCGTTCGCGGCTTGAAGTGCCGAAAGCCAGCGACGACGAAGCCGACGAAGGAAACAAAGCATACGGGTCGACGCTCTCCGGGCGCTGGAAGAGTTCCAAGCGCAAAAACTCATGAGCGACCGGCCTGTCCGTCTTCCATATGGGGACGATCGCGAACTCCCGAGAGGCTGCTATTTCGACGACGAGGAAGCCGATCGGGCCGTTCGTTTCTTTTCCGAGCATCTGAAGCATACGAAGGGCCGGGAGTTCGCTGGACGGCCGTTTGAGCTCGCCGAATGGCAGAAAATCGATATCCGAGAAGTGTTCGGCCGGATGGATCCGGACGGGAATCGATTGATTCGTCAGGCGTATCTGGAAGTCCCCAAAAAGAATGGAAAGTCTGAGATCGCGTCCGGCGTCGGCCTCAAGTTGACCGTCGCCGACGACGAGCCGGGCGCGGAGGTGTACATAGCGGCTGCTGACAAGTATCAGGCGGAGCGCGTCTATGATGTGGCTGCGAGCATGGTCAAGCGTGACGGAATGCTGTCCCGGATTCTGCGGCCGAGGGACTCTATCAAGCGGATCGTCTTCCCAGAGTGGGAGTGTTATCTGCAGGCCGTTTCGGCCGACGTCAAGGGCAAGCACGGCAGCAATAACCACGGCGTTATATTCGACGAGGTCCACGCGCAGAGCGACCGCAGGCTCTGGGAAGTTATGACGTTCGGAGCCGGATCGGCGCGGACCCAGCCGTTAACGTGGGCGATTACAACGGCGGGCGTCGTCGGCGAGTCGCCGGTAGCGGAAGAGCTCCACGAGCAAGCCGACGAAATACTTCGAGGAGTGCGGCCCTGTCCGCCGTGGATGTGGGTCGTTCTATACGGCGCCGGTAACAGGGACCCATGGGATGATGAGGAAGTCTGGAGGGCCGCGAATCCGGCATATGGGGATTTTCTCTCGGCTCGAGCGGTCCGGGTCGACTTCGAGACGGCTCGCGAGCGGCGCTCAGAACGGAACTCGTTCCTCCGGTTCCGCTTAAATCGCTGGGTTGGCCAGGAAGAGCGTTGGCTGGACCTGGATCAGTGGGACGAGTGCGACGGGAAGCCGATCGATATCGCAGCGTTGAAGGAGCTCCCCTGTTGCATCGGGATCGATCTGTCGACCCGCCTAGATCTGACCGCTCTGGTTGCGGTCTGGCTGGATAATGCAGGGGAGCCTCACTGGATGCCGTTCTACTGGATTCCTGCAGACTCGGTTCAGGACCGGGCGAACGTCGAGGGGGACAGCTATCGGATCTGGACGGAGTCAGGGCATTTGACACAGACGCAAGGATCGACAATCGACTATTCAGTAGTCCGTGCTAAGCTGTTGGAATTGCGAGATGAGGTCGGCCTGAATGTCCACCGGGTCGGCTTTGACCCGCAATTCGCGCACCAGTTGGCGTTACAGCTACAAGAGGACGGGTTTCAAATGGTTGAAGTGAGACCGACGTACCTAAATTTCAACGAATCATGCGACGAGCTCGAGGCGGCTCTCGCGGACCGCACGCTTCACCATGGTGGTCATCCTGTTTTGAGGTGGAATGCCGACTGTGTGAGTGTGAAGGTTCATCCCGTCAGTTCTATGAAAATTCCGATAAAGCCGGACCGTCTCAAGCATCGGAAGCGAGTCGACGGGATTGTGGCGGGCCTGATGGGTCAGGCGCTCATGATTCGCAACCGTCCGCAAACTAGCGTCTACGAAAAGCGGGGCCTTGTCTGGCTCGGCGGCGGAGAACCTCAGAAAGGGGCCTGACTATGCGTCTGTTCAAGGATCCGTTTGTGAAGGCTATGTTGGTCGTTGCGGGAGCGTTCATGTTGGGGATTGCGATCGGCTTCGGCGTCTCGTGGCGGTTTCTATGAGCTGGAAGCCGTTCTTCGTTCGCGACTCCAGGGACTGGATCGTGATTGGAGGCGTTGGTCTTGTGTCGCTGGCTGCCGGGATCGGTTTTTCTGACGTAAGCATCCGGACCGGGATCGCTGCCGGGCTTCTAGTCTGGGGTCTCTTTTTTATCTATACTGGACGCTGATAGGGGTGTCGAATGGGATTTTTCGCTGAAAAGCGAGCCACGGTTGAGAATCCATCCATTCCATTAGGACGCGCGACTCGGATGCTCCTCAATGCGTGGGGCGGAGAGTCTCGAGCGGGTGTTGACGTCTCCCCGGCTTCGGCGATGACACTCTCGAGCGTCTTCGGCTGCGTCCGGATCATTGCCGAATCGTTGGGTATGCTGCGGGCCGGTGTTCATGAGCAGCAAGGCGAAGCGGTGATCCCGAAGCGCGATGATCCGCGTCATCAGATGGTTTTCAGGACCCCAAACGACGAAGTCATCGCTCCGCCGTTCTGGGAAGCGCTGACGGCGAACGCGTTACTGTGGGGGCGCGGGATTGCCGAGATTGAATTCACGGCAGGAATGGAGCCGGTTGCGCTCTGGCCTATTCATCCCTCTAGGGTTACGCTGACGCGGATCCCCGACGGGGATCCGAACGGCGAGCTCGGATATATCATACGACTACCGCGAGGCGGCGAGCGGGTGCTCCCGGCTTTCCGCATCCTTCACCTTCCGGGCTTCGCTGGAGACCTTTCCATTATCAACGCAGCGAGGCAAGCTATCGGTCTTGGGATCGCTCAGGAAACGAGCGCGTCGACATTTCTGGCGCATGGCTCCCGTCTGGGTGGAGTGCTTCAGACGCCGATGTCGTTGACGCCAGAAGCGGCGCGGCGTCTTGAGGAGGATTTCGAGGACCGTCACAAGGGTCTCGAACGAGCTCACCGGGTGGCAGTCTTAGAGGAGGGCATGAAGTGGACGGCGACGTCTGTTCCTCCGGAGGACGCCCAGTTTCTCGAGTCTCGAGTCTATCAGGTGGCTGAGGTGGCTAGGTTCTTCCGGATGCAGCTGCACAAACTCCAGGAGTTGAAGCACGCGACTTTTACCAACATCGAGCACCAAAGCCGCGAGCATGTTACCGATACGCTGCGGCCCTGGGCGGTTCGCTGGGAGCTTGAGCTCGGAAAAAAGCTCTTGAAGCCTGCGGAGCGCTCGAGGATGTTTTTTCGGGTTGACTTCAAGCCCTTGATTCAGGGCGATAGCGACTCGCAGGCGCGAGTGTTCGCAACCGGGCGTCAGTGGGGCTGGTTTTCTACAAATTACATTCTGGGTGAGCTAGGTATCAATCCTATAGATGGCGGGGATGACGACCATATTCTACCGGTGAATTATGTCTTGCGCCGTGATCTGATCGACGGGACGGCGGGCGGGGGAGCGCCGCCGGGTTTTGGTGGCGATCGCGATAAGCGAATCGATGCAGCCCGAACCGTCCTCAACTACGAAGGCGGAAAGGATCCGCGGCGCGAAGTCCGCCAACGTCAGGCGGCCTCGATGCGGCTCCGGCTTCGGGGGACGTTCAAGGAGTTGATTCGATCCAATGCCGAGCGCCTGGTTCGTCGTGAAGTGAATGACCTGAAGCGGGCCGCTGGTTCGAGGCTCGAGCGAGATCGGGCGCTCCAGTCGCGAGACATTGCCGACTTTATGAGCTACCTTTCCGGCTTCTATCGGGACTTTCCGGAAGTGGTAGCGAAAACGATGGGGCCGACGATTCGAGCGTATGCGGAGCAAGTCAACGAGCTGGTAGGCCTGGAACTCGGCGACGACGATCCGAAGTTTGGCCGGGAGATAGAGCAATTCGTCGAGGACTACACGAATACGTTTGCTGGGGTCCATTCGCGGGACAGTGAGCGCGAGCTCCGCGCAAAGCTGGCGGAGTCGACCGGAGCCGAAGCTGCGGAGGTGGTGGCCGGGGTCCTAGCGCGTTGGGATGAAAGGCGAGCGGGGGGCATTGCCGAGCGGCAAGTGGTGAAGGCGGGCGAAGCGGTCGCTCGTCGGTCGTATCAGGTGGGCGGCGTTCAGAGCCTGGTGTGGCGAACGACTGGGGACTCCTGTCCCTTGTGTAATGAGATGGATGGGCGCCAAGCATCTATTGGTTCGGCGTTTATGGGTGAGAACGAGACGCTCGATCCTGAGGACGGGAAGACGGCGCCGCTGGTGGCCTCTCGACAGATTCTTCACGCTCCGCTACATCGTGGCTGTGACTGCATGGTCGTCCCGGCGTTATGAAATAGCAGGCGCCGGGTGTATAATTGACTGGAAGGGATTCACTTATGCCGGAAAAGCGTCCTATTAGAGGCTTCGACGGGAGCGTTATATTTCCCCTCGAGGTCCGCGTCCAGAAGAACAGCAAAATGCCTCAAGTGCTCGGTACGTTTGCGTATGGCGAGCTATCACATTCATTCTTCGGCGCTTTCCGGGAGCGAATCGAGCCGGGGGCAGCGGATGAGTCGATTGAGCGCGGCGAGATCATGGCGCTGCTTGGACATCAGAAGAATTTCGTGCTAGGGCGTCAGGACAAGGGGACGCTCGAGGTGACGAGCACCGAGCGCGAGATCACTATGAAGGCGGACCCGCCCACGACGACGTGGGTCTCGGATATGTTCGTCTCTGTTGAGCGCGGTGATATTGACGGGATTTCGCCGGGCTTTGATATCCCCCAGCCAGCGATAAATGAAAAATGGTCTATAGAGGACGGCGAGACGGTGCGCTCGCTCAAGGTGATCAACGTCGGTGAGCTCTCGCTGACGTCCATGGCGGCCTACCCGGTGACGGGTGTCAAGGTCGTCCGCGACATGATGGGCGCGAAAGATTCCGACCACTTGGCTGAACTCCTGGGGGCTATTGTCCGACTTGAGCACGGCCTCGAGCTGACGACAGGCCAACGGGAAGCGGCGCGAGCCTTCGCGAAGCGGTCACTTCCGGCAGGCATAGCGGATCCGGGTGACGGGGCTCCTTTTGTGAGGCTGACCGACCTCGAGGAGCTGAGGAAGACGTTCGACGATTCGATCGAGGGCCACCGGAGACAGCTGGAAGGTCTCCAGAATCAGATGAGACTAGCGCTGAGCGTGAATCAACCAGCATAGAGCCGGGGGGCTCAATTGCTGGGTTTGTGCGAATGGTGAGGCGCAGGGGCGCCCGCCGCATTAGGTCCAGAAGGTTATTATGGAGGATGTCACTATCGAAAGCTAGGGAAAAGCGAGAAGAGCGTGGGCGTGTTTACACTGAGGCGCGCTCACTGATGAGTACCGACGGCGTCCTGTCGTCGGAGGATCAAGAAAAATTCGACAGGCTCATGAAGGAGTCCGACAGCTTGCTAGATGACGCATTGCGTCTGGAGAAGCTTCACGACCTCGGGAAAGAACTAGAGGAGCGGGAAGGGCCTCTTTCCGGCAAGGAAACCGGCGATAAGGCTATCGGCAACGATGAGCGCGAGAAGAAAGAGCTCATTGAGCAGCGGTCTAGGGCTTTCAACCTGTTCTGCAGGTTTGGAGCGGACCGGCTGAAGCCTGAGGCCAGGCGTCACCTGGTTGGCGGGCATGTGGAAGCGGATGTTGTAAACAAAGAGCTCCGCGCTCTTGGTGTGATGGACGACCCCGGGGGCGGCTATACCGTTCCCGTCGATTCGTCCTTCGAGGGGACGCTCGTCGAGGCTCAGAAGATGTTCGGGGGGATGCGGCGATCGCGCTCCAACGAGATCACGACGGCCACCGGGCGAGCTATACCTATCCCGACAGATGACGACACCGGGAACGTGGGGGAGATCATCGGAGAGAATGCAACGCACAATGAGCAGGATGTAGCCTTCGGCATGGTGACGCTCGGCGCGTATCAGTATTCTTCGAAAATCGTCAAGGTTTCGAATCAGCTGGCGCAAGACTCCGCGTTTGACTTCG